ATATTGATATAAATAATTTAAATTATGATAGTGGAATTGATATTAATGACAGTAGTGATGTTGGTTTAACTTTATGTGAATTATTAGAAATTTCAAGAATTATGTATAAAGAAAAGTGTAATGATGAGATTTGTTGTATTTGTTTAGATAATTATTTCAAGAATAAAATTGTTAGAAAATTAATTTGTGAACACGTTTTTCATATTGGTTGTATAGAAAAGTGGCTTTCTGAAAATTCTAATTGTCCAATGTGTAGACGTAATTTTAAATAATTATAAAATTTGTAAAATGTAAATATTATAAGCAAAATTATTTTAGTTATAATAAATAAAGTTGTTATTTGATGGAACATTTTCAAATAAAATTTCATTTAAAAAAAGCTATGAAAAAGGAAATTTTAGGAGAAGGTACACACGGTATTATAGAACTATATCAATGTAAAGATGATCACGTATCTGAAAAACAAACAGGAATAGAAACACCACAAGAAAACACTGAAAATAGAAATATATGTAATAAGAAATTCGTTGTTAAAAGGATAAAATTAAAAAAAAATTGGATAGGAAATATATCAGATGAAAGTATAGATAGATTTTATAAAGAATATTATATAGGTATTTTATTGGATCATCCTAATATAAGAAAAACATTGGATATAGATGTATTGTCAAAATCAATAATATTTGAACATATTTCAGGCTTGGATTTATTAGATTATTCTAATAATTATAACTATGATGATACAAGGGATTTGGTGGTTTTATTTCGTCAAGTTATAGATGCTGTATGTTATTTGCATAGTATGGGTATTTGTCATTTGGATTTAAAATTAGAAAATATTTTAGTGGAAAAAAAAACAGGAAAAATAAAATTAATTGACTTTGCAGAGGCATCTATAATAGAGGAAGAAGGTGAGATAATATATGGTTATAGGGGTACATATCAATATATGGCACCAGAAGTGATTAATACGAATAAATGCAATTCAAAAAAGGCAGATTTATGGTGTTGTGGTATGATATTATATAATTTATATTATAACAGAATGCCATGGGAATATGCAAAGATATCGGATAAAAGATATATGATGCATTATAAAAGTATATATGCTGAAGATGGTTTGAATAAGTTATTATTTTGTAACAATCATTTTTACAATGAATGGGATAATATTATTATAAACAAAATTTTTAAAACGTTGTTACATCCGGATTCAAAAAAAAGAAAGACTGCTGAATTTACAAGAGAGATTTTTGAACTAATAAGATTTACATAGACTGTTTATATTATTCTTATTTTTTTTTTATATATGTATTTTAATAATGAATAATATACAGAATCAGGGGGATATACCAATATTTCATCAAGAAATTTTTGAAACACCAAGTACAGATGTTCCATTGGAAACAAGAACATTACAAATGATTAGAAAACAACGCGGACAACGATTAACATCTGAAAAAGTGGAAAAATTAAAGTCACCAGGATCTTTTAATTTGACAGTTGATAATAATATATCTGGTAGTAATACTCGACATTTATTTAAGAATTTATATGGAGAAACATTATTGACTTTTTTATTTTTTTCTGAAAAAAATATAGAAAATATTCAAAATGTAATAAAGTTTATTGTCCATAAAGAAACAAAATATATTATTGACAAGCAATCTACAAATGAGTTACTAATAATAATGCGTGCTGTGTTTTTAGAATATAGTAGACATCCAAAATTGATTACTGAAAAGATGTCAAAAGAAGAACGTGATGTATTATTAAAACAATATTCTACAGAGGTTGAAAGATTAAATACAATTATTATAAATCAAATAGTTCCAAAAATAATATCTCAATTGCAACAATATGTAGATTATTTAAAAGATGCAAGTGAACAACCATATTATATGGATAAGCCAAAAAACGATAGTATTAAAGGTCAAAAACAATATAGAAGTACTACTCAAGTATTAATAGGTGGAACTTTGTAAAAAATTGAAATTTTTATTAATATTTTAGGATGTAATGTCGTGTACAAAGGTAAAAAATGAATATTATCAAAGAAATAAAGACCTTATTTTATCGAAAAGGAATACAGAATTAAATAAGGAAAAATTAAAAGAGTATAATAAAAAGTATTATCAACAAAACAAGCAAAAGATTTTAGAAAAAATGAAGAGTAGGGAATTAACACAGGAAGAGATTGAAAATAAACGTAAATATATGAAAGAATATAGGGAAAGAGCAAAGTCAAAAATGACAGAAAAAGATATAGAGTTAAGAAAACAATATATGAAAGAATATCGAGAGAAATTGAAATATAAAAAAGATGTAGATTAAGAAATATATACGAATAAATACTAAGTTGTACTAAGTATTTTAATTAAAAATTAGGCTTTTAATTAAAAGAAATTTTGGATTGTGTATTTACAAAGATTTAATTTTTGTAGAATATTTATAAACAATTGTTTCACCAGAACGAACAACTTCTCTTTCATCTTTAACTTTGGATACTTTGTATTTGTATATTTTATGTGATGAATTTTGAGTAGTTTCTCTAATATGTACTTCCAATGAAAAACGTCCAGATTTATGATTTCTATAATATTGAGAAAAAGCTTTTTTAGCAGCAGCAGCTGGTGTAGAACTGATATATCTACCTCCACTAGATCTTAATTTCTTTCCAGATTTATATAAAGCTTCTACGGTAAAGGAACGGTCTTGGCTATCCATTTATTTATATAATATATAAATAAATTAATTTTTTACAAATATTTAGTTAAAGTCGTTGACATCGTTGACATTATGTCCAGACGGTTTTAATTCTAACAGTTGTGTTTTTAAAAGTTTGATTTCTCGTTTTAATTCTTTAACACATTCTATTAATATGACAGATATTTTTTGATAATCTAAAGAATAATATCCGCCATTAGGGCATCTTAATAGATCTGGAAAATCTTGGATAAAATCTTGTGCTATAAATCCTACATATGGTGTATTTGATTCGTCATTTATATAATTGTATTTAATAGTTCTTAGATTTTCTATTTTATCTAATATGTGTGAATTATCAAATTCTTGAACGTTTGTTTTTAATCGTATATCAGATGAACTGGTTATAGTTCCTCCTACATAAACATCCTTGGAAATACTAGCTCCTCCAAGGACTGTTAATGAACCACCTGTACCAATCCCTATGGCATTTTCAGTAGAAATGATATTGACCATTTTTCCAGTTATATTTTCAGAGACAAGGAGATCTTCTCCCACGTATAAACGTTTACCAATAGATGCACCGCCTTCTGTCAAGAAACTACCTCCATTTGTAACAGATTCTGAATTTGTTGGTGATTGTATAGTAATACCTCCATATGTTACAAGAGATCCTGTACTAAGATTAATTGATTCATCCGTTGAGGTAAGTGTTAAATAAGCAAATGTACTACTTGTACCTACACCACCCGTTATCGTACCATCTACGTATAAATCAGCGTTAACGTGGACATTTCCATTAACATCTAAATGATAATCAGGATTTTCAATATTAATACCTACATTACCACCTGTGGTAAAGATGTTTCCAATAGTATTTGAATCATTACTTAAACACGCAACTTGACTTGCATAAATAGAAGATGTACTAATACCTGTTACATTAAGATTTGCTGCTGTTACACTTTGTAAATGTGAAGATCCAGAAACAAAAATCGACCCAGAAGTAATTGTATCGGATACGTACAATGAACCTACTGTAACATTATTTGTTAATACTGAATTTCCAGTGACATTTAAAGAACCTGTTGTAATACCAGAATGAATTTCGGCAGATTCTTCAACAAGTAAGTTTCCTATAGTAGTGGAATCTTGTAAATAACAAGCTCCTGATACAAGTAAAGAGCCTGATGTAATACCATTTGATACACCTAAAGATCCTTGTATTTCAAATGTATAATTTGGACTAGTTGTACCTACACCTATATTGCCAGTGCTATTAATTCTCATACGTTCAGATCCAACTGTATAAAAATATAAATTTCCATCTGTTATATTTGGTGTTTCTGAAGCAATAACTTTAGTGGTTTGTGCAATGTCAATGACACCGCCTAGAGATCCCCATGCTGATCCAGCTCCATAACCTTCAAATTGTTGTGTTTCTGTATTGTATCTAATATAACCTTTATCTGCTGGATTTGGTCTAGAAGCAATATCGCCAATTGGAATTTTCATAATAGGTCCTCCAACAAATAAACTTTTCCCTATGCTAGCACCACCTGCAAGTAATAAACTCCCACCTTGTGTTATTGATACTGAATCTGTTGAGTTTTGTATAGTAATACCACCGTATGAAACAAGTGACCCTGTGCTGAAATTTATAGCATCATCTGTTGATGTAAGAGTTAGATATGAAAACTGTGAAGGGGTACCTCCTGATAATGTAATTGAACCTCCTATATAAACATCTTTTTTAAAAGATGCTCCCCCACTTACAGTTAAACATCCTCCGTCATTTTGATCTACAGCATTTGTTGTATCTGATATGATAACTGGTCCATACATTTGTGTAGTGCCATTGTATGAAGATGATAAGACTGTTCCAAAATCGCTATTATATAAACTAAAAATACCAGGGCCAATTGATTGTATATTTTGTCCAATTTTCCAAGATGAACTAGTATTGTTATTTGATGTGAAATTATTAAGTGAAAAGAAATTTATTTCTGTTGTACTACCATTTGTTTTGGGAGAAATTTGTATTTGTGAAGAATCACTTCTTGATAATATTTTATCATTAACACCTATTCCTCCATATACAACAAGACTTGCATTGAATGAATTTGTACTAGTTGTTGTATTTACTATTTTTGTACTGCCCCCTATATACACATCCTTTCCTATAGCTGCACCACCAGCTATACTTAGGGCTCCACCGGCTGTAATACTAGATGAATTTACAGTTGTAGAAATACCTAATCCACCAGTTATAAAAATAGCTCCAGTTGTATAACTACTACTTGTTTGGGTGCTATCAAAATTGATATTACCAGTTGGTTCATTTAAACTAATTGTACCATCTACGTACAAGTTACCTCTAATACCAATACCTCCAACAATTTGTAATGCTCCAGATGAAGCACTATGACTTTCTGTTGTACTAGTTAATATTAAATCATTCGTAATTGTTGTGTTGGAATCATCCAATGTAAGTCTACTAGTAATTCCATTAGGTAGATAGTTTAGTGTACCATCATTTAAAATTTGCATTTTCATAGAATCACCAATTGAAAAATGTATATTTGCAGCTGTGTTTGTGCCAGATGATAAATGTAAATGTCCATTGTAATTTATATAATCGTTTCCGTATAATATTATTTTTGCTCCATCGTTTGTACCAAAAGATCCAGATAAACCCAAGAATCCATCATTATTTCCTATTGTAGAATTGATAGATATAAAACTATCCTTGACTAATGTTAATTGTGATGTCATATTTGTTGTTGAATTAAACCCGATACCTAATTTACTACCGACCAAAACATTACCATTAGAATTGTTATTATTTATAAAGGTATAACTATTTGGATTATTATTATTGATTTTCATATCACCATATGCAGAATTGATGTTTACATTATTATCATTGTCTAGTGCAATAATATTTGCTCTAGACGTACCTGTTTTGTCTAACCATTTAAGATATTTATTATTATCTACTGTTAGATTATCCTTGAAGTTATAGGAAC